GAGGTGATGATTATTGCCTGACCTATCTGCCTCCATATTCTGGCCAATATTGATTCCCGGCCAGTACGCCCACAAATCCCCATCGAGAAACGCCCGTACATCACAACAATCAGGGCCGGGGAGTGTGAGCGTGCCATTGACCGTGCAGGTTGGCAGATCTCCCGTAGCCGTGAACGTGTGCGCTGTGGTCAGGCCGGTTACTGTGGCTGATCCCTCGCCTGCGAAACCGGAGGACTTGACTTGCTGGGTGGTGTGATTAGATTCAGGTTTGAATGCTACATACTTACCATCAGCAATAGTAGTCTTGTACCATGCTAGCAAGTCTGTGAGATCAGGTTGTGGAGTAATCGATCCCACCCTGTTACCTATAGCAACTGGTTTACCAATCGCCTTGCTTATGGCTTTAGATATAGCTAACATCCTATCACCTTCTTAGAGTGCTTCATAAGTAACATAGACAGGACTAGCAGAGGTCCCTACAATCTTGTACGTACCGGGGGTCAACAGAATGAAAGAGGAGTTGATGTTCCCAATCCTAGGAGTCCCATCCACTACATGTGGATAGTACGTACTGTCTGGACCCTGTTTGAGAAGTCTCAATATATCCTCATGGGTAACACTATAGAGGTTAATGACAGTGTTAGCTGTCATAAGGACTGCAGTAGACTCTACTGCCCCAGCAACTCCATCAATCCAAGTAGTTTCGCTCATATCTGCACCCTATACTAAAAAGTTATTTGCTATATTACAAATTGTAACGTAGCAACAATGTTTATCTAACACCACGATACTCCAAGGAGTAATGATTGCCGTCGTGGAACCTTCCTCCCCAACTACCTCCAATAGATTCCCAGTACTCTCCCACCACTCTGTGGGCCTCTGTAGACTGAAGGTACTTCTCTCCTTTGAACAAATTAATATCCAGGGCCAATCTCAGCTTATGGAGAGAGTTTGGGAGGCCATAAGGAGAGTCAGAGCTACGGTAGGCGTCACCTAAGGTGAATTCATATCCATTGTCGTGGATGAAGATGAAGAGTTGGGTTAGGAGGTGGGTGAACTCTTGTTGGCGTTTGAGGAGTGGTGACATCACTCAGCCTCCCACTACTACTTTCTTAACTGCATCAGTGAATTTAGCCCAATATCCGTAGATTGTAGTACCGGCCACACCAGTCAAAATGAGAACTAGAACAAATCTCCTAACTACTGTCCTATTATCATCCATCATAATGGTGAATTTCTTATGTGCATCCACCATGGCTTTGAGGTCGCCTGGTTGGATGGCAGCAAAGCGGCAATTCATGTCTGTGTGTTGCTGCTTGTAGACAACTGCCTCCACTATAGCGGTGATGGCCTCAAGATCTTCATTAGTCAGATTGTATCGACGCCTAGACCCAGCCCTATCTTCGTAACCATGCCCAGCATATATCTCCATCTCCTCTGTCATTACTTCTCCTAGGCTTCATATACCTTACGATTAAACCTCTTAGATCCTTTCTTAAGCATATGCAACCTAATGACCACAGTCACTTGGCGCGCCACCCAGGGCCATAGCCCCTTTCTTACCACTGTATCATAGTAGAACTGGTCAGCCTTGGGCTGCTCTACATCTGGTAACCTCTCACTATTTATGAGGTCACAAATGATGTCATGGCCACAACTTGCCTCGATGGTTGAGGTGAAGTTTGGGAAAGGCCCAGAGTTCCCATCCCACGCATAACCTTGATATATTTCTAACTTACCTGATGGATAGAGGTGGTAGAACTTATCACTTATGTCATAGCCGTAGATGGTTGTCTGGACCGAGAAATCTTCCGCTACAACCTTATCGTACCCCTCCCAGTATTTCACTTCGTACACACTTTAACGCCAGTAGGGAGTTTCTTGAAGTGTTCGCATCCCTCACCTACTCTACCATTTGAGTCAAATGAGAAGCACGGAGTTTCCATGTTGCAGTACCTATCTTTGACCCCATGGAGACCATTCTCATCCCTATCACTCATATGCAAACTGTCCTCAGCTATGACTCTCATGGCCACTCCTAAGGGGGGGTTAATCCTCACAGTCATCATTATCAGAGGGCCAGCCACAGATGGGACAGAACCCTCCGATGTAATGGAAGCCACACATTTCACACTCGACTACCATCACCAGCCCTACTTATTATAATAGACAGTAACAGTGGTACTGGAATCTTTCCAGGGAGCGTGGAGGTACACTCCGCCATGAGATGTTCCAGTATCACTGTCACCTTCACCATTGGGGCCAATCCCTGGTTTATAGACGAAGCCATACATGGGGGCAGAGGAATTTCTGGAACATGAGGCCTGGTCTCGACAGTTCTTCGAAGTGTTGGCTACGGTGAATTCCTTCCCAGAGGAAAACACGAACTTGATGGGCCCAGGTCCAAAGGAAGTTCCTTTCTTGTTAATACGCCATGCCTGACGTCCGTTGCGTACTCCGTAGGAGTTGTAAGACTCCTTGGAGTTATACTCAAGGGATTCACTAACTCCAGGAATAGGAACACTAACTTCTTCATTCTCAATCACTGGATCCTCACTAACAGGAGAATTCACCAGAGGAGGTTTCACTTCTGGGGTCTGAGGTGGCTTCTCCGCCGCGGGCGCGGTAGGCACGGATGATACCACAGAATTATCAGTGGAGGAGGTTGCAACTGGAAGGTATTTGGCCACAGAGTCCTTGATCCCCTCCAGAGCGGCCATAGCCCCTTGGGTAGCTGCGCTACCACTTGCATCCTGAGTAGGTGAGGCTGAATTGGTGAGGCCATCGGCCTCGGTCTTCATGGTCCCCGTCCCCGATCCGTCCACCTTCTGAGAGAACGCTATGTCGGTGAAATTAATACTGGCGGAGCACCCGCTGATGATGCCCATCATAAGGGTCAAGGATAGTATGGTCGCAATGTAGAGATTCATCTAAGATCCTCCAATCCAAGTAGAGAGGTATATCGTAAGGAATCCGACGTGGCCTCTGGCCATGCGGCGCGGTGGGTAGTGGGACTATTCGTTGAGGCCCGCCAGTTCTTGGGCCCTCTGCTTGATTCGATCCAAGTCCTCCATAGAGAGATGGGCATGAACACCTCGAGTGTCAACCCGTTGAATGGCCTTGCCCATCTCACGATCTAGGAGGCCATTAGCCTCTTTGAGAATGACTGATGCAGAGGCCTCTTTACCAAGAACAGATCCTGCCTCCAACACTTCCTTAATCCTTTGTATGGCCAATGGAGCGAGATCTGCGATCTCACGGGCCAAGTCCACAGTCCCAGCATCACGGGCCGCCCTCATGATGGACAACTTGTCCTTGACCACCGGTGAATTTCTGACATTAGAGATAGTTGCTGGGGAGCAGCCCATCGCCTCAGCGATGTCTTTTCCGGACTGCCCCAGCACCAATCTTCTGGCGATTTCATGATGATTATCCCACATCTCTGAAATCTGCCAGCCACCTTTCTTCTCACCCTCTGCCTTCTTCCCACCATTCCTGCCACCATTCCTATGACGACCATCCACCCTAGTGGAATCAGTCCAACGGGACTTCGGGTAAGAGTAAGTCTTAGTTTCCCCTGAAGGAGTAGTGTATTCTGCAATTTGGAGTTCTGACATAAGGTGCCTCTGAAGTAGGGTAAAATTCCTGCCTATGTGGGAATTGTACCAGACGCGAGGAGGGTTGTCAATGAAGTAAATGGTATATTAGAGAGGACTAGATCACCAATCCTGCCCACCAAATCCTCCACATAACAGTGCTCATGGGAGTCTTCGTGGAAGGACTGAGTGTCTGCTCGCTGTCGCTCGTTCCGCACCTAATGAACACCTCAGTGTTCGGGCCCAGACAGAGGGCCTGTGCTATGTTCCATATTGTAACATAGAAGATTCCATTCCCTATATTACATTTTGGAATGTAGCAAATTAGGGTTAGAAGGATTGTTGACACAATTTGGTACCATAATGAAATCTCCAACACAATGTAGGCAAGGGGTTCTAATGCGTCGCCCCCTAGCTTTCCCCCATTGACCCCCTTCGCATCGTCATGGATGATACATAGAGTTGACACACTGGTGATGGTATGGTATAATGTATTTATTGAAAGGGGCATCAGGCCCACACTTAGAACCATCACCCAATGAGGTAAGATTATGGAAATGAAATTCAAGATTGCAATGAACAACGAGGAGAAGTTGGCCGGCAACACGCATGATGTGGTTGTCAATGTGGAGAAATGCGATGATGCTACCATGTTGAAGTATGCACTCAAGGCATACACCGTGGAGATTCAATCACAGATTCGGAACAACTGGGAGGCATTCATGAAGGGGGATTATCCCCGGGAATTGACCATTGGCCAGGCCATGTTCTCAAAGAAAGTGGCGAAGGTTATGACCGAAGCCGAAAAGGTGGCTGCTTACAAGTCCGATGCCTTGGCTATGTCGGAGACTGAGCGCCTGGATAAATTGTTTATGGATGGGCTCATCACCGAAGAAATGTACGACATGCTGATCAAGGTCGCCGTGGCTAAAGAAGAGGCCGAACAAGGATAATCTCGGTCGGGCAAAGTTGGGCCATGCTCCCATGGGTGGCCCATTCCTACATTACATTATGGAACATAGGAGAAATTTGTCATGGGTGTAATGGGGTTAATGGAGTTAATGTACATAATGCAAAAAATGGATCTCCCCTGTGTGCACCAATTTGTCATGGGTTTTTGGGGGGGTTAATATGATTTGTCATGCTTTTAAAAAATCTATATATAACTAAGATAGAATATATAATACTAATATTACATATATACA